TTTACCTAACTGGCCCACCCATAGGTTTCAGTAGGTTTAAACGTAGGGGTTGCCGAGCATCCCCCGTAGGGGGTAAATGCGAAGGCATACCCCACCTGTTTGGTACAAACAGGAGAGAAAAAAAGGAAGAAACAATTACAGAGGTAAAGAATGGCATTGGATTTGCCAAGGATTGGCTGGGAGGCGTTTTAAGGTGGGGGTGCGGCCTAGGGGCTGTCCTACCCCTCAACGGATGCTATCCCCGCTCCTAGACCCCTTGGCGGGGCTGGAATGGGGCTTCGGCTGGGAGGTCAGGGAGTCCCCTAGGGCATAGACCCATCGAAGCGTCCCGGGCTGGGTCGAGTGGGCAAGTTTCACGTAAGGCACGAACCGGCCTTCGGAGTTGCGCAGGCCAGATCGGCTCTGCCGCTTGGAGAAGCCGAACCGGAACGTCGCCTGTTCCTCGCCGTCCTCGGGCTTGGTCCTGAAAAGGAAGCCCGAGTCCCTTGCGAAGTTGCACCACTCTGCCGCGCCGCTTCCTAGATAGGCCAGCTGCTGGGGCATCATGCTGTCGAGGTCGAGGCCGGCGGTGGGCTTGTTCGTGTGGTGGTAGTAGACCAGGGCGACGCCGGTGCGCTGCAGGAGCGGGAGGATGAGGCCGCGGAGAAAAGCGGTGGTTTCCTTCTGGTCGGCGATCTCGAAGTCCACGAAGGCCAGCAGGGGGTCGACGACGACCACGTCAGGGTTGTATTGCTTGATGTATCGTTCCAGGGCTTCGATGAAGGCGGCGCCGCGCGCCTTGGTGTTGCGCACGATAAATAGCTGCTCCTTGAGTCGGGCCTTCTCGCCGATGGTGAAGTCTCGGGTCGAGCCGGCATACATCTCGGCCATGTCGCCGAAGTCGTTTTCGGAGTTGATGAGAAGCATCTTCAGCGGGCGGACGGGCTGGAGTCCGAACAGGTTGAGGCCAAGCGCCCAGTGGGTGCACATCTGCATGCACAGGGTGGACTTTCCGGTGCCTGCAAAGCCGACGATTTGGATGGCATAGCCCTTGCAGAGCCAACGGCGCTCACGGCCGACCAGCACAGTGGGGTCGGCGGCGGAATCGAAGGCGTCCATCTTCTCCAGGTCAAAGACCTCGGTTCCGTCGGCGGCCTGCTGCAGGGCTTCATCCTGCTGGCCTTTCCAATCCGTCCACGCTTCCCAGTTTGGAAGTCCCTGGTTGATGTCGATGAGGGCTTGCCGCTTGTCGCCGCGGATCGCGCAAGGAAGGCGGGTAAAGCGGGATGGGTTCTTGTTCTGCTTGTCGGGCGGGCAGTCGGCGAAAAGGGCGAAGACCTGGGCGACGCGGGCGTCATACTCGGCGCGGTCTTTCGCGTCGACGCGGACCCAGGCATGGACGGACTTGCCGCCGGAGTCGACGATGGCCGTGACCGGGAGGTTTGAGCGGGCGATGCGCTCGCGCTGCTCTTCCTTGGTGCCGGTGTCCCATTCCAGCAGGACGTGGCGGAAGGCGGTAATGCTGGAGTCCTTGCCGTCGGCGTCCTTGACGGGGTTGATGCGGACAAAGGAGCCGGCGGGGCCGCCGTCGAGCTGCGGGTCGATGCCGACGAGCTCATTCCAGGCGGTGGCGGTCTTCACGATGCCCTTGCCGGCGGGGCGACCCTTGCCGTCAACGCCGAGGTCGGCGGGCGTCTCGATCTGGACCTGCTCGTCGGGACGGAAGGCCGCGAAAAGGAAGTCGGTGAAGGTGAGGAAGTCGGAAGGGGCGACGACGGCCGGGGAGGCGGGGGGAGGCAGGTCGGCCAGGGTGGCGGTCTTCGGGGGCTGGCTAATCTTCACGCTGGCGCTGGCTGGTTTAAAGTCTGGGACGTGGGGCTTGGCGCCGTCGAGCAGCCAACCCTTGGGCTTGTCGTGGGCGCGGCGGCCGGCCTCGCGGATCTTGCGCTCGAGCTCCTTCTCGTCCCAGGAGGGCGAGCACTTGGTGGCGTTGTACTCGCGGAGGAGGTCGAGGGCGGTGGCGTCGTCGAAGGCGTAGCCGTGGGCCAGCACAGTGGCGGCGCGGAAGAGGGCGTCGTGGCCCTTCTGGCCTTCGATGGACTCTGGGAGGGTGGCAAGGTACTTCCTTGCCCGGGCGATAAGGTCGTCGGGGTTTTGCATGGCTTGCGGGGAGGGGTATGCCTAGCGGGGGGGCTTCTGTCGAGCCTTCTTGCGGGCGGGGCCGTAGTAGGGGGCGCGGCGGACGTACTTGCCGGTGTAGCGGCGCAGCTCGATGCGCTCCAGGATGCCGGCCTTGACGCCCTCGCCGAGGTAGCGCTTGGCGCAGGAGCGTTTGCACTTCCAGCGCTTTTCCCAGTAGTCGATGGGGTGGAAGCCGGGCGGGGCCTTCTCGGCCTGCTTCTGGATCTCGGAGACGATGGCGTCGAGGATGTCGTCCCTGACGCGGTGGTTGGCGACGACGCTGGTGCCTTGGCTCATTTGGTCTTTGGGGTGAAGAAGCGCAGGCCGGTGTTCCAGACCCATTTGCGGCCGACCTTGTGGACCAGCCAAGCCTTGTAGTTGTCGCCGTCCACCCAGCCGGCCACGAAGCCGGAGCCCCAGCGGGCGGTGGCTAGGCGGTGCGAGGCGTAGCTCATCTCGTCCTTAAGGCATAGGCACCCGGCGCTAAAGGCGTTCCCGCTGCCGTGCTGGGTCAGGGCGATGCTGGCGAGGTTGTGGGTGTGGCCGTGTACCAGGGCGCCGCCGTGGACGGCGTAGTGCAGGCCCTGCTTGACTGTCGCGTTCTCGCCGTGGGCGTAGCCATGGACGAAGGCCACGGGGCCTAGTCGGTGGACGCCCTTGTCGGCGTGGTAGGGCAGGATGACCTTGCAGCCTGATGCCCTGGCGTTGGCGCAGATCTCGGACTTCACGTCGTGGCAGTAGTCGCGGACCATCGCGGAGCTGGCCGTCGAGATCAGGCTGTCGAGGCGGTGCTCGTGGTTGCCCCAGAGCCAGACAGTGGGAGAGAAGCGGCGGATGAAGGCGTTGCCGGCCATGATGTCGCCCTTGAGGGACTCGCCGGACTCGGCGTCATTCGAGCCGACGCCACGGCGGAGGGCGCGGAAGTCGTAGTGGTCGCCGCCGGCGATGCGGACGGTGGGCTTGTAGTCCTTGCAGAACTCCCAGAGGGCGGCGAGGGCCTCTGGGTCGGCCATGTCGCCGTGGGAGTCGGACGCGAAGACGAAGCGGATGGGCTCGTTCACGACTGCACCCCCTTATCGTTCGACCAGAAGGTGCGGTAGGACGATGGCAGTCGGCTCCCAGATTTAGTCCAGAAGCCCACATCCACCTCGACATAATCGACACCCTCAGGGGTCTTGGTCATCTTGTTGAGGTCAGCCGTCAGCCGCTCGACCTCGGCCTTGAGGCTATCGCACTCGACTGCCAGCACGCTGTTCTCCGCTTGGCGGGCTTGGCACTCGGCCTTCAGCTCGCCGATTCGCTTCATCATCGACGCTTCGAGGGAGTCGCTCATTTGGTTGCCTCCAATAGTTTGATGATGATGTCGAGTCGGTCCACGATTAGGTAAAGAAAAGCAAGCCCGGCACCCCAGAAAAAGGGGCGCGTGTCAAACGGCGGTTCCTCGCTCACAGGCGCACCTTGCCTTTCACAGTGCGGGGCCGGTAGACCTTGGCGATCGTGATGCCCAGGCGTCGGGAGCCCGCGTAGAGCGTCGGGTAGGGGATGCCGGACTCGGCCGCAGCTTGACGGAGTGATAGGCCGCAAGCCCGGGCCTTGAGCAGGGTCTGCTCCACGCTGTCTCTGGTCTTGCGCTTGGGCGTCTCCTTGACGTTAGACGCGAGCAGGTTGCCTCCCTCGCGGCGGGCGTTGAGGGTCGTGCCTCCGCCCCAGGCTAGTTTCCGGCGGCAACCAGCGGGCCACGTGGCGCCGACCTTCTCGAGAAAGGCATTGATGACCTCGACCTTCACCTTGGCCGTCTCGGCGGCCTCGTGCGCGGTGAAGTTCTGGCGGTAGGCCAGGCGGCAGGCGGCGGCCAGGCGCTTCTCCTCGGGCGTCCACGTGCCCTGGTCCTTTAGCCAGTTGCGGTGGATACCAGAAGGGCAGCGGGCGAGGAACTTGAGACGGGCGGGAGTTATGGCCCACTTCTTGGAAAGGTCGTAGAGATCAGCGGGGGTGTCCCCGTAGCCGGCGAGCGTGAAGGGGTCGATGTTCACAGGTTCCAGAGCTTGGCGGTTCGGATGCCGGCGAGCAGGACGCCCTCCTCGTCCCCGCTGGTGGCGTAGATGTTCTCGTCGAAGGCCACGCCCTCGATGACTTCCTGCATGCTCGTGCCTTCCTCGTCGTTGGCGGCCAGCCAGCCGTGGCGCACGATCTGGACGGTGTGCAGCTTGTAGCCGTGCTCATTGCAGAGTTTGACGGCGACGTGGTACTCGTTGATGTAGCGCCAGTCGGTCACGACGATCGTGCTGGCCGTCATGTTGGCCTCCAGGTGGTAGGCCAGCTGGTTGGCGAAGACGTCCTTGTTGCGTCGGCGCATGGCGCGGCCGAACTCGACCAGGAGGTCGCGGTCCTGCAGCTTGTCCTCCTCGCGGTGGTAGTCCACCTCGACGCCGAGGTGCTGGGCGGCGATGTTGAGGGCGTTCTTGAGGTTGTCGGCGTAGGCCATGCGCTCGGCCTTGCGGGCGCCGGCGATGAGGCCCTTGGCGAAGGTGTCCTTGCCGGCCCGGGCGTAGCCGCAGACGAGGACGCAGTGTTTATTGCTCATGGTTAGCGGGGCTTTGCGACACAGCTCATTCTGACAGAAACAAAAACGTTTTCGCCGTCGTCACCAAACTCGTCCCTAAGAATGACGGCAACACGCTCAGGTGAGTAGGTGAGCAGCAGGAAGTCCTTGCGGGCCTGCAGTTGCGCCAGATCACGCTGGTCAGCTTGGATGAGTCGAGCGATTTTAAGGTTTTCGGCGATGCTTTGCAGCACCTGGAGGTCTTTCTGGTCGAGGCTCATGTTCAGAACGAGTCGGGGACGGAGAGCGTCTGGCCCTTCTTGGCCCAGGTGAGGCGGTACTTGTAGGTCGGGGCGCCGTTGCGGGGCTCGCCCTCGGAGACCTCGACGAGCGTCTCGGTGGTCTTGCCAGCGGCCTTGGAGATGTAGGTCACCAGGTCGTCGGGCGTCTGGCCGGCGAAAGCGCTCACGTACTGGCCGGACATCTTGCCGACCATCATGGCGAGGCTGTTGGCGTACTTCGTGCCGTAGGACTGGCTGAGGCAGTTGCCCTCGGCGTCCATGAAGAAGACGCGGCAGGACATGGTGCCGTCGTCCCAGGTGCGGACCTTCTCGACCTTGGGCTTGCTGACGCGGAGGTGGTAGATGCCGGTCTTCGTGATGGTCTTGAGGGCCGGGCGTTCGGGGGGCTGGTTCATTTGTTCTGGGTGGTTGGGTGGTTAGGAAAAGGACAGGGGGATGGCTTCGCCGGGCTTCTTGTAGGGCTCGACCTTGATGATCTCGGCGGGGTAGGTCGGCCAGGAGTCGAACTCGGTGCACTTCTGGAAGGTCGTGATGGCCTCCAGCATCTTTATGCCGCCGTCCGCGATCAGCTCCTGGTCGAGCTCAAAGACGGCGCCCTCGTAGGGGGCCTCCTTCTCGACGGCGATGATGCGGAAGCCGGCGGGGGACTCCCCAAAGACAAGTTTCCACAGGTGCATGTACCAGGCGGCCTGCAGGCGGAAGTCCGGGTTGCGCTGGAGCTCGCGGCCGAAGCCGTAGGGCGTGGCCTCCTCGCGGGTGGTCTTGAGGTCGCAGATGTACCCGTCCGTCGAGATGAAGTCGATGGACCCCTTGAGGGCCACGCCCATGTAGGTGGCCGACAGCGCGATCTCGGCGGCGTGGACGCGGATGCCGTGGGCGGCCATCACGGCGCGGAGGCCGTCGGCGTAGTGCAGGGCGTTGTCGTACTCGTCGCAGTCGCAGGGGATGTCGGTCTCGGCGAGGGTGGTCTTCCAGTACTCATACGCGGCCTTGCCTTCCTTGGTGTTTTTCTTGACGTCCGGCTCGGGCTTGTAGCGGGCGAACAGATCGGGCTGCAGGACGGCGGCGTGGGTCATGATGCCCTCGCGGAGGGCGGCGGTGGCCTTCGGGGGGTTGGCCAGGGCGTGCTTGTATTTGGCGGGCGAGCGGAGCAGCACCTTGGCCATGGTCTGGTTAAGGCCGGGCAGGGCGTCGTAGTCGGCGCGGGTGCCGATGGGGCCCTTGGCGGCGATGGTTTCGATGTTGGGAGGCGTGTATGCTTTCATGGGTTTGTTGGGTGGGTGGAAAGGGGAGGGGTGCCCTGTGAACTATGGAACATACCCGGATCCAATCGGGCGAAACACAGGGCGACCCCTAAAGTTGTCAGAGGATCTCGTCGGGGTTGTCGACGGCGTCCTCGATGGAGGCCATGGTGTTGTGCATGCCCTCGGCCTTCTCGTGCATGTTGTGCAGGGAGACCAGGAGCACGGAGACGCCCGAGCGGAGGGAGTTCAGGCGTTCGCGCAGCTCGTCCAGGTCGTGGATGTCGTCGACGTGGTTCAGGTCGGTCACGGCCAGCACGGCGCGGAGCCGGGTCAGGTCTTCGCCGATGCGGTTGATGTCGGCCTGGGTGACGAAGGCCAGCAGGTAGGACTGCAGGGCGTTGGCCTCGGTGGAGAGGCGCTGGAGGTTGGCGCGGGCGGACTCTTGGGGGCTCATAGTTTGGTCGGGGCGGTGATCTCCTTGATGTCGCCCGGAGACTTGACGAAGTAGCGGACGTTGGAGCGCTTGAGGGTGGGCAGGGTGTGCATGCGCCAGGCGCGCATCGTCGTCTCGAGCCCCTTGGCCGTCGACGCGGTGCATTCCCAGTAGGCCTCGCCGTCCAGCAGGATCAGGAGGCCGTAGAGGTAGACGCCGTCTTTATCGACCAGGCGTTCGATGGCCTTGGGTATGTCAGCCATGGCGGCGCTTGTCAGCCCACGTCGAGCAGGCGTCGATGATGTCCTGGGGTTCGCACTCGGGGGCGTGGCGGACCACATACCAGAGCTCGTCGCCGGCCTCGCGCATTTCCTCGTTGGCCTTTTCGAGCTGGGCGATGCGGGCCTTGGCGGCCGCGAGTTCGTTGATGCGCTGGATGTTGGCCATGGCCTCGCCGATCGGGTCGAAGGGCTGGCCGCCGGGGTTGAGCAGGTCGCTCACAGCTGGGCCTCCTTGGCGACGGCCGCGTTGAAGGCCGGGTTGTTGGCGATGCTCGACAAATGCTCGGCGGTGAGGTCGGCCAGCCCTTGGCCTTCCTTGAGCCAGCCCTTGCGCTGCAGGACGCGGACGGCGGCCTCGGGGTGGGCAAGGTATCCCGACGGACGGATGGTTTGAGGGGTCTGGCTGGCCGCTGGAGACGCTTTGATGGTCGGGGAGGCCGAGAGCCCGTTCCCGTCCAGGTCGGCGTCCACGGAGACGCACATGGCGGTCTGGGCGCTCTGCCGGCGGATGTAGGTCAGCGCGGCGCCGATCTGCTGGGGGTTCATGCCGTCGGCCCGGATGAACAGCATGCCGCCAGGGAATACGGTGCCGTCGCGGTGGCGGAAGGACGTCTGGACGCCGATCCGGCCGTCGGCCGTCGTGTCGACCCACTGGCAGAGGGCCAGGTTGTGCTTGGCGAGCACGGGCTTGCAGGCGTCCAGCAGCTGGTCGAGGGTCACGTACTTGGAGCCCTTGAAGGCCGGGTTGGACTTGTTCGCGCTGACGTTCTCCAGCGCGTTGAGGGCGGCGACGAAGTCCGCGTTGGCGTCGGTGGCTTGTTTGCTCATGGGTGCAGGAAAGTCTACTTGCCGGCGG